CCAGCCCCGACGATGAGCACAACTGCCAGTGGAACGACGACTACGACGCAATCCGGGCAGACCTCGAACAGCTCCTGCAGCGCGACCCATGACGCATCGCCGCTACCTCGTCACCATCCGCATCAACCCCGAGGATCCCAGCCGCACGCAGGACGTCAGCGTCGCAGCCGAGTCCGCCTACCAGGCCGGCTGGCTGTGCAAGCAGCTGCGCCCTGGCGCACGCCTCCAGGGCATCCGCCTCGCCCCGGAGCACCGGCAGTGATCCAGTTCGAGATCGACCCGTACGGGCTCAACAGAGCACACCTCTGGCTCGCGACCGTCACGAACCAGATGCCGTTCATCACATCCCGAGCGCTCACCGCCACGGTGAAGTCGATCCACAAGGACATGCGACGCATGCTCCCGACCGTCGTTCACCGGCCCACCAGATGGACCTACCGAGGCCTGCTGGTCCGATACGCCACCCGAAATGACTTGACCGCAGCCGTCGGGTTCAACTACGGCGATGGCATGTTCTTTGAGTTCACCGGCGGCGTCCCCGCGGGGCGCTACATGGACGTGCTCGCTGCTGGCGGCGAACGCAGAGCCAAGTCAACAGAGGCCAAGCTGCGCCAGGCCGGGCGCATTCAACCCGATCAGTTCCTCACCCCTGGGGGATACGGCATCGGCAGGCCCAACGCATTCGGGAACATCCCAGGTCCCAAGTACGTGCAGCTCCTCTCCCAGATGCGCGCAGGATTCGACATTGGATATACGTCCAACGCACCACGGGGCGGAGGATCACGCGGCCGCTCAGCTGCCAAGCGTCGTCAGGTTGACCTGCTCCTGCGTCGCAGCCGACGTGGAGCCAGCGTGGTTCAACGCACCGGACGTGGTCCCAAGGGGGGCACGGGCAAGGGCTCAGGCAAGCCCGGCCGACCGCAGACCAGGGGCTACCAGCGAGACCTCAAGCCCGCCTTCTGGATCGTCGACACACCCCAGTACCAGGTCCAGTTCCCGCTCAGGCAGATCGCACAGCAGCAGTTCAACGCCGAGATCGGCGACCACTTCAACGCTGCGCTGCAGCAGGCCATGGCATCGAGGGGGAGAGGCTGATGTTCGCCGTGAACCGGATTTTGGCTCGTGGCGATACACAAACCGTAGGGGTAACTTTTTTTCCTGCCTCGGGGAACACTAATACCCGTTGGTATGACTGCCCCGGTCGGCGGGTCCTCCCCCGGGGATGGATTTGAGGGTTATTCGAACCACGGTTTGCGCCTAGCGTGTGGGTAGTACGCGGTTACCACCACCCCGGTCTGTAATGCCGAGTACACCGTCGTTACAGTCGTTTTGCAGGTGAGCGACAACGATGGGACGACCGTCCATGGCGCGGCAGATCGAGGTGTGGCCGATCGACCGCCTGGTTCCGTATCAGAAGAACTCTCGAACGCACAGCCAGCTGCAGGTGCAGCAGATCGCTCGCAGCATCCAGCGGTTCGGGTTCACCAATCCGATCCTGGTCGACAGCGAGGACGGGATCCTGGCCGGGCATGGGCGGCTGGCTGCAGCTCGTGATCTGGGGCTGCGGGAGGTGCCGGTGATCGTGCTCGATCACCTGAGTCAGACCGAGCGGCGCGCCTACCTGATCGCGGACAACCAGCTGGCGCTGAATGCCGGCTGGGATACGGCCGTACTACAGCAGGAGATTGCGGCCTTGAGCCTGGCGGACTTCGAGCTGGACGTGCTCGGGTTTGACCTGGACGAGCTGAACTCGATCCTGGATGGCGACTTCGGGACCGAGGAACAGGAGGAAGAGGAGGCGGATGAATCGTTCGATCGCGGGCAGCCGCTGGCGATCATCCTTGAGCCGCAGGAGATGAGGCTGTGGCGGCAGGTCAAGGACCTGCTGGGTGTGGCGCGTGATAAGGCTGCGCTGCTGAGACTGACGCAGGATCGCCTGGCGGATCAATGACCAAGGACAGCATCCGAGCATTCAGAGGCGAGCTGCTGTGGGCGCCTGAGGCCCTGGAGCTGAGCATGAGTTGGTGCAGCCATGCGTGCGCCTATTGCTATGCGAATGCCCGCAAGCCGGAACGACGCGTGGACCTGCCGGCGATCGTGAACCTGCTGGTGAACTTCCGGCAACGCACCACTCGCGAGGCGAAGCTGCTGCAGCTTGGCTACCCGGTCAATGTCTCTAATCATGTAGACGTATTCGCCGGCAGCAATGCTGTGCAATTCGAGCCGATATGGGAGCTGATGATGGAGCAAAAGATTCCGATTGTGTTTCAGACAAGAGGAGCGCATAAGCCACACCAGAAGATCATTGATCGAGTCATTGCCGAGACGCCTCCCAGCGTCTGGTACATCAGCATCCCGATGTGGGATGACGCGATCCGGAAGAGGGTTGAGCCTCATGCGCCAAGCATTCCGTATCGCCTGGACTTGATCCAGCAGCTGAAGGCGGCAGGGCACGAGGTCGTGGTCGGCATCAACCCAACGACGCTGGAGTGGCTGCCGACCTTTGAGCCGCTGGTAGATCGCTGTCAAGAGCTAGGGGTGTGGGGGCTGTGGTTCAGCTCGTTGTATTTCGGCCGAACGTTCAACGAAAGCCTGACTGCGAAGCAGGTTGAGATGATCACTCCTGAGCTGATCGATCACTGCGGCTGCAACGGTGCAGCGGTTGACCATCAGCACATTCTGCAGATCATGGACTATGCCGAGGCCGCTGGGCTGTCCACGTACTACCACCGATCAGATCGGCCGAGTCGGTTGTTTCACGCATGGGAAAGGCTGTATCCAAAGCTGATGCCGATGATTCAGGAGCTAATCAATGCAGCCGATGAAGACTTCAACGCAGCCGGCGACATCCCGTACCTGGTGATCGACAAGGAGGCAGCTGTGTCGAGCATGCAGCTGCTGCCGGAGGGATTCAACTATGCGACGTTCTTTCATTCAGACGTCAAGCAGTTGCGGATCGAGTTCGGACTGCCGCAGGGTGCGCCGTTGCCGCGGTTTGACGTGGACGGATTCTGGGATCTGCTCTGGCGCAGTGCCTATTTCTCGAAGAAGTCCGGCCCTTTGAGTGTGTCGAGATTTGCGTTTGCGTCGGTCAAGAACAATGGAGAGATCACCCCATTGCTGGATGACAACGATGATCCATTGATTGTCTACCGTCCGCAAGGATGGAAGTACATGTATGCGTCTACGCCGGAGCTGGATTGATGGCGGCTACGCTGGCAGCAGGCGTTCACCTGCAAAGCCCATGGACCTCGGCTACTACTACGGGAACCGCAATCCGGACTCTGGCGGCGCGTTCAAGCGCGGCAAGGGCGGGCGGTTGCTGCCTGCTCGGCGCACGCAGCGCCAGAAGGATTTGCGTGCGTCGTACAAGTTCGGTCGCGGCCAGATGCGCGCACGAGCGCGGGGCTGATGACCACGGCCGCGGGGTTCGATGAATCTCGCGGCCTACGCCCGGCATCGCAAGGCGAGGGGGCTGCGTGGCGGAAGCCACGTGGCGGTGCTCAAGGCCATCCAGCAGGAGCGGCTGACGCCTCCAGCGGTGCGACGCGACGGGCGCAACTGGGTTATTGATCCGGTCCTGGCGGATCAGCAATGGGCGGCGCGAACGGACCCGGGTGAGGTGGCCAACCTGCCTCTCGCGCCTGATGCGGAGTCATCGATGCCGGCATCGATCGCCACGCCGCAGCGCTCGCAGCGAGCACAGCCGCCACCGGGTGGTCGCAACCTGGAGGCTGCGGTGCCGGCATTGGCGACATCCAAGGCGATCCGTGCTGCATATGACGCCAAGCTGGCGCAGCTGGAGTACCAACGTGCAGCAGAGGAGCTGGTGTCAGCGCGGCAGGTCAAGGCCGAGGCGTTCAATCTGGGCCGCGCCTTGCGTGATGGGCTGATGCGGCTGCCTGATCGACTGGCGCCGACGCTGGCCGCGACCGCCGATGCGCGGCAGGTGCATCACCTGCTGAGCGAGGAGATCAGGGTGGCGCTGCGGAGCCTGGGTGAGTGACTGCGTCGCATTCCAGCTGGGCGGATCCACCGGGCTATCGGGAGGCTGTCGCCAGGCTGCGGGCACGAGTCCCGTGGCGAGTCGTGACGGGATACCAGAGGGGGCAATCAGGCAACGATGCTGTGGTGATGATCTCGCCGAGCGATGTAGAGAATGCCCCGTATCAATGGCTGAACAATCCTCGAATCAGGGCATGAACGATGGCTGATGGAGCAGCGGTGTACCGGGCGGCGTTCCTGGATGGGCTGAGGCCACCTGCGCCGATGACGGTCGATCAGTGGGCGGACCAGTACCGCATCCTGAGCGGCAAGGGGTCGTCTGAGCCGGGTCCGTGGCGGACTGATCGCACGCCGTACCTGCGTGAGCCGATGCAGTGCCTGAGCCCCAGCAGCCCATGGCGCAGGGTGGTGCTGATGTTCGGCAGCCAGATGGGCAAAACCGAGGTGGTGCTGAACTGGCTGGGCGCGATCATCCACCTGTGGCCTGGGCCGGTGATGTTGGTCCAGCCGACGGAGCTGATGGCGAAGCGCCTCAACAGCCAGCGGCTGCGGCCATTGCTGCGCGAGACGCCGGTGCTGGCGGAGCGCATCGCCCCGGAGCGGAGCCGGGACAGCGAGAACAGCATGTTCCTGAAGAGCTTCCAGGGCGGCGTGTTCGTGCTGACTGGCGCGAACAGCGGCAGCGGGCTGCAGTCGATGCCAGCCGCCTACCTGCTGGCGGATGAGGTCAGCAGCTACCCGCATGAGGCGGACGACAAGGGCGATCCATTGGAGAACGCGGAGGCTCGGACCACCACGTTCCCGATGGGGAAAGTCCTCGTCACGTCAACGCCAGGCACGCGTGGCGCGTGCCGCATCACGGCTGAGTTCGAAACCCGATCAGACCAGCGACGGCTGGCTGCCTTCATGCCGTGCTGCAACGCCAAAGAGGTGATCCGCTGGCGCGAGCACATGGTCTGGGATCGCGCCGATGGCGAGGTGTGGTGCCAGTGTCCGGCGTGCGGTGAGCGACTGCCGCAATACCACAAGGCCACCATGCTCGCTGGCGCCGAGTGGCGTGCGAGCGCTGCTGGTGACGGGCAGACCGCGGGCTTCCACCTGCCTGGCTGGTATGCGCCGGCCGGCTGGACGCCATGGGAGCAGATCCGCGACGAGTTCCTGCGAGCGAAGGCTGATCCCCTGCTGCTCAAGGGCTGGGTCAACAAGCGGGCGGCAGAGGCCTGGGAGGACGAGTCGGTGGCACGCGTCAGTGCCGATGGTCTGATGACCCGTGCTGCGGCAGACCCATATCCCAGCGGCTATTGCCCAGCTGGTGTGCTGCTGCTGGTCGCAGCGGTCGATGTGCAGGACACGTGGTTGGAGGCCTCAGTGTGGGGGTTCGGGCGAGGCGAGGAAAGCTGGCTGATCTGGCACCAAAGGGTTGATGGCAGCCCAGCTGAGCCGGATCCATGGGGGCAGATCGACAGCATCCGACGGCTCGAATGGCCTCGCGAGGGCGGCGGCAGCATGACCATCCGAGCTGTTGGAGTGGACACCGGCGGTCACTTCACGCAGGAGGCGTACGAGTTCTGCCGTGCCCGTGCTCGCGAGGGCGTGGTGGCGCTGAAGGGCTCGAGCACCAGGGCAGCGCCTGCGCTGGGCAGAGGATCGAAGCAGGATGTGAACTGGCGCGGGAAGGTCGTCAAGGGCGGCGTGGTGCTGTACATGGTCGGCACCGACACGATCAAGCGCAGCATCTACGCCAGGCTGCAGATCCAGCAGCCCGGGCCTGGCTTCGTTCACTTCGGCCAGAACGCGACTGACGAATACCTGGAAGGCCTTACATGCGAGCGATTGATTCCTCGAATGGTCAAAGGATTCCAGATCCTCGAATGGCAGAAGCCCGCCAATGCGCGCAATGAACCACTGGACACAGCGGTCTATTGCGTGGCCATGCTTGAGCTGGTGAAGCGCCGCTACAACCGGGCCACGATGTGGGATCAGCTGGCAGCGCAGCTCACGGCAGAGCCGCCCGACAGATCGCCGCGACGGCGTGCGACGACTGCAGCGCCGCGGGATGGCGGGTTTGTGGGCGGATGGTGAGGGCTATCGTGAGCTGATAGCAGTGCTGCGATGCCGGTTCCCGCCACCATCCATGCAGGCAACACGGTGCAATGGGTTGAGCCGCCAGCGCTGGACCTGAACGGTGATGCTGCGACGTCTGCATCGTGGACGCTGACGACGTTCCTGCGGTTCAATGCCGCGAGCGAGGGCGCGACG